ACCGACAAAATAAACAAGACATTATAAGGAGACTTTAAACAATGGCAATTAAAGGCGCTACTTTTGACTTACAGACAGTGCTTGCTAAGTATGACGGAGCTATGTATAACGCACTGAGCAACAACCATGACGGGTATGTATCCTGGACAGGCTCAGGCAATCCTATCACCTTTACAGATACAAACGTCCTTACACTTAAGAACGGCTATATACTTATACACGGCAGGCTAATCGTAGTAGACGGAGCTACAAGCATTACACTAAATCCTGGCTCAAGCATAAGCTCCGGAGACGGCAGACTTGTACTGCAGATTGATACCAGCAAGACCAACACACAGACAGTACTTAACCAGGTAGAGATACTGCAGGAGTACAAAGCTACCAGTGCTTCCTGGAGAGCGCTCTCTACAGACGACATTAACGCACTGAGCACCGGAGTTTACGAAGTGCAGCTGTGCCACTTCACAGTAGCTAACGGCACAAGCTCCGGAGTGCAGATAGACATAAGCACAGATACCATTATAGGAAACCTTCAGGACGACATAGAGACACTGGCAGACAACCTTGAACAAACTGCTTCTGATGTAGGCGACCTCCAAGCTTTAGGCTTATCAGTACCTATCCCTGTCAACAAGGGAGGAAGCGGACTTACAAGCTCTCCGAGTATGCTTACGAACCTTGCCAGCAATGCAGCTGCAGGTATCTTCCAAGCCTCTCCGAGACCGGGCGTAACCGGAACGCTACCAATAGGTAACGGAGGCACTGGAGGAACAAGCAGACTGACAGCACAGAGGAACCTTATGCTCTCAGAAACAAACAACATCACTCTAATTGAAGGCACTTCCTCACAAATTGGAGCTATGGGCTTCTCCGTTTGCTATTATAATAAAGCACAATATTCCGGATCACATCCGGAGGCATTGCCAACAAATTGGGGTGTGCTTGTTTCTTTCTGTAATACATATAACGATGAATGGCACCAGCTATGGCTGGCACAAGGTGGAGGCAATATGTACAGAAGGAGTGGCAACAGCGCATCAACTCCTTCTGCTGTAACTTGGGCACGGGAGACACCACCGGATATAGTCAAAGTAACATACACAAACGAAGCATTAACCGGACTGAATGCGAAACAGCTCAAAGTAGCATCTTCAACATTATTAAACGGAGTATTTTTCGGCACACTTACGGCAAACAGAACCTACATTACACTTCCGGCTGGCATATACAGAATACATACCAATTTTAGAGCTAATCCGGGAGCAAATGGATTCATAAAGACTTGCTTGAAAATTGGTAATACATCAACACTATTTGTAATTACAGACCAGTTTTATGCTGGAGCTGGATGTGGCACAAATGGGAGCATTATAGGAGTGAATGCAACAGATGTTATCAAGCTGACAGCAAGCACAAATATATATTTCTTGGTAATGAGCCAAAACAATACAGACGGATGCGAAGGCTCGCTAACGATTGAGAGGCTCAGCTAATGGTATACAGTAAACAGGTAACGGAACACTTCCGTAAACTATATGATGCAGGAGCCCTGTATGTCTGGAGCTTTAACTGCCAGACAATCAATAGACAGAGCATAGACAAGGCTATAGCTTCACACAAGGGCGACAAGCACTATAACAAGGCGTACTACGAGGCAAAACTAAAGGAAGGCGAAGGGAAGCCGGGAGCAGACTGCTCCGGCTCCTTTTATCCTGTCTCCGGGTTTGATACCACTGCTCAGGGATACTATAACCGCTGTATCCTAAAAGGCAATATAGCAGACATACCTTACAGCAGGCCTTGTATGGTGTTTATCAAAGGTACCCGTAAGATAGACCATATTGGCTGGTATGATGGAGCGGGCCATGTCTATGAAGCTAAGAACTCTAAGGAGAACTTCAGGCACGACAGCATTAGCACCAGAAGATGGACCTACTACGGAATACCGGACTTCGTAGACTATAGCGACCAGATACCGGAGGAGAAAACAGTGAACATAGAACTTGACGTATTAAGAAAAGGGAGCAAGGGAGACCAGGTAAAGACCCTCCAGAGATTACTTAAAGCTTTAGGCTTTAGTGTAGGGCTTAGTGGTATAGACGGAGACTACGGCAAGAAGACAGAGCAGGCCGTAGTTAAATTCCAGACCAAGCACAAGCTGACGGCAGACGGGATCGTAGGAGCAAAGACATGGGAGGCACTTCTGAAATGACAAGCATTATATCTTTTAGCATAATAGTCTGGATCTTTTTGGACAGGTTTAAAAAGCTGTGGCAGAGCAACAAGTACTCAAGTATTATTACCAGTGGATTAGCGCTCCTGTTTGGTCTCGCCATAGCTTTTTTATATAATCTCGACTTGGTAGTAGAGCTGGCTCTCTCAGAACAGCCTACGATCTTAGGACACCTCTTTACAGGCCTTGCGATAATGGGCGGGAGCAGCTGCATTAACGAGCTACTCCAAAAGATAGCTAACCCCTTCGACACTGACATAACGGAGGGCGAGTAATGGAAAACGCAGAGATCATAAAGCACGAAGAACAGATAAAGACCTTGTTTAGCTCTGTGGCTGACATCAAAGAAGAAGTAAGCAAGATACACGACCTAACTGCACAGATAGCTACTATCTCTGCGCAGATAGAGAACCTAAGCAAGCGCTTACTTGACAATAACACCTTGTTAGAGCGACAGATAGAGGCGACTACTCAAAGGGTACGCTCCTTGGAGGAAGACAGGAGCTTTAAAGCAAAGTATATCTGGCAGACCGTAGCAGGTACTATCGTAGGAGCTTTAGTAGGATACTTGGTAAACCTAATGTTGAAATAACCAGGGCTTGAACAGGCCTATCGCATACCTCCTTTCTTTATATTTAGCCCTCAACCACCAGAGGGCGGAGAGCCGGGATTTTTTCAAGATTTTTTTGCCCGGCTCTTTTTTTGTGTCCGGTTTTGCAGTAAACGTGTCCGGTTTTGTGTCCGGTTTTTCTGTGAAAAAGGCGTATCAAATGTGATTTTTAGATAACAAAACAAAGACAATAAAAGCATCAAAAAAGCCTTTAGTAAAGCTGTTTTCCGCTCTGCTAAAGGCTTTTTGTTTTGGTGCGATCGATGGGACTTGAACCCTAACGAGACCGCCTTATAATGCGTGTTGTAGCAATCGTGTCCGGTTACGTGTCCGGTCCTTATGAAAAGCTCTCGTTTATCCTGTCCTCGTACTCTTTTTCCTTGTCTGCAAATGTATGCTGGTACACGTTCTTTAGCATACTAGTAGTACTGTGTCCGGTAAGCTTTATTGCGTAGAGGTCCGGTACGTTCAGGGCAAGCAATGTGCTTGCGAAGAAGTGCCTCAGATCATGGAACCGGAACGGCTTAACGCCTGCGTGCTTAACTGCTACCCTGAAGCCATCCGAGATCCTGTCTATACTTAACTCTATAAGAGGCTTCTTGGCTTTCTTCTGTTTCCGGAGCTCCTCCTGAAGCACCGGAGGAAGCTTAAGCACTCTGTAACCTGCGTAGCTCTTCGGCTGCTTCTCTATGTACTCATTATCCTTACTCTTTACCAGAGCTTTATTTATAACAATGGTATCACCTGTGATATCATTCCAGGACAATGCTCCTATCTCTCCTCTGCGTAATCCCAGGAAGGCACCCAGCATAATAGGGAGGCGAAGCTTACGGCCCTCCTCTGTGAACGAGCATACCTCGAGCACCTTGTCTATATCCTCTCTGTTAGGTATGTACACTTCGGCCTTCTTTTTAGCAGGCACGTTTACGCTGAGTTTCTTAGGCTTGGAGCAATAAGAGTTATATACCTCGGTAAATAATGCTACCTTGTTGCGGATGGTCTTAGAACTCAAATTAGAGGCCTCTACGTTGATTTCCCTCTGCACATCTTCCTGCGTGATGGCATCCAGCCTTCGAGACATGATACCCTTAAAGGAGTTATCCCTTATGCTTATGTATGCCCTGATGGTAGAAGGCGACAGTACATTAGTCCTTGCCTCAATAAACGACGTGAAAGCCTCGTAAAGTGTAGGACTCTTGTCTGTGGTGTCGTCCAGGAGCGACAGCTCGTACTCTGCCTTGAGTTTCCGGGCTTTTGCCCTGGCTTCTTTTTCTGTAGGAGCGGACACCCTCCGGTAGATCTCTTTGCCGTCTTCCTTGCCAAGATAGACCTTGCAGGAGTATCCACCTCGCTTTAACTTCTTGACTTCCATAGCGCACCTCACCAGGTAATGTTATTCTTTAGGAACCCGACGGCTCCGGCAATCAAAACATATAACAAGAGACAGATAGGGAACAGCACTAATGCAGCGCAGAAGATCATACCAGTTATGGCCTGTATCTTTTTCCCTGTAGTGTTACATCCTTCAGGAAGCTTAAAGAACTCCTTAGCGAGATCCTTAAAGATTGCTCCTGAGCCTTTAGCAAGCCCCCTATAGTTATATCGAGATCCTTGCCTGTCTGTAGCTGTGTCTATAATTGTACGTGCAGCTCTGTACTCGACTATCCTTTTCATCATACTTCCTACTGACATAATTACACCTCCAACAATTTCTTTTTAGCCTGGGAAAACTCCTCTTCACTGAGGACCCCTTCTTTATAGAGCTTAACTAAGCGCTCTAATGTTTCTATAAGATGCTCATTAAAAGAAACCAGCCGTTCAACTTCCTTAAGTGTATAGACCTCAGGTATATACTTATCGTCTGGAACGTAGCTATCTTTTGGCATTTTTGCTATACGCTTCTTTAGATGCTCCGGCATATCCTCTACATCATGCAGACTTGCGACCAGGAGATCCTCCGGAGTAGTGTTTAAAGCATTGGCTATAATAACCAGCTTGGAGCTTGATACGTCCCGCTCTCCCTTTTCTATCTTGGATATAGCTGAAGGATAAGAGAAACCGCACTTCTTAGCAAGCTCGCCCTGTGTTAGTCCAAGCTGTAACCTTCTGTTTTTTATGTTCGACCCTATACTCATACCTCGTACCCCCTAACGCCTACATTATATACCATAAATGCCAAAAAGGAAAATAATTATCATTTTAGGGTAAAAAATGTGTTGACAGGGTAATGCGATGGTGATACCATTATATTATCCAAATAGGGTAATTACAGCGAAGGGAGGCAAGTATGGTTAACGCAGATCTTTTAAAAAGCAAGTACGTTGCCAAAGGCTTTAAACAGTCTGATGTAGCAGAGCTATTAGGCATTACACCGCAGGCTTTTAGGGCAAAAATTAAGAATAGGAAAGACTTTAAAGGAAGCGAGATCCTGAAGCTTATCGAAGGACTGGACATAAAAACAGAAGAGATAAGGCCTATTTTTTTTAACCTCTGATTAGCCAAAATGGGTAATTATGAAGTACTTAGATCTCGACCAATTAAGCAGCCTGATCTATAGGAGAAGGCGGAAACAGAAAGTAAGTCAGGAACAGCTGGCCTCAAAAATGAGGATCAGGCGAGAGACTTACGGAGGCAAGGAGAATGAGCCAGGGAAGCTCACAGTATACGAGCTTAACAGGCTGGCCATGCAATTAGGAACAAGTGCAGCTGAACTGCTGCAGGAAGCGACAAAGGAGATATAACACAATGATTAGCGCAGAAAGACTTAAAGCAAAGAACGATTACGCAGAGAGGCTCGCAATTTTCCTCTCACAGACAACAGAACTTTTCATACAGATCCACATAGACGAGTACGAGATAGCAGAGGCACAGGTAAACGGTAATAAATTCCAGTACTCAGTATGGGGAGACAACAATAATGGGATCTTCAGGGACACCTTAAGAGCACTTATAAGAGAGGAGTATATAGACGAGCTATGACAGATTACGATTACTGGAAGACAGACCCTGACCACGACTATTCAGGGCAGAGGACATACTTAACACCAGAGGAGGAAGATCTGATACACGAGCTGAGGGAACTCGAAGAGAAAGAAAGTGAGCTTGAGTATCAGCTTGACGAAGTAAGAGACGAGATAGAGGACATAAGGAAGGAGCTTGGACTATGACAAAGAGAGAGATGATAACAACTGCTATATTCTGTTTTGGTATGGCAGCGCTCGCATATATAGGAGCTTGGCTGCTGTACTTCCTGGTAAAGTAAGAGGCCGTTATCACAACGGCCTCTACAACAAATGATTAACACAACGTAACACTTCCAAACTATTAGGTTACAAGGAGATTATACCACACATGAAGCAAAATACACAACTTACACCCGAGAGGGCAAGAGACTTAATAAGGTACTACAAGGGAGTAGCTTCCAGAACTGAGTGCGAATACTACCGCACCAGAGACGAAGGGCAGAACGATCTCCACGTCCTCGCACTTGAAACGATAGAGTACTTACAGCTTGCAGAAGCCTCCCTGTACAACATAGAAGCAAGAAGGAGACTTACAACAGATGATTAATGATGTTTATAAGACACTTAGCGCCCTGAACTTTAAGGGCAAAACGAAGGCCAAAAATGGCCTGACATACTTAAGCTGGGCGACGGCCTGGGGAAAGCTTAAGGAACTGTACCCGGAGGCCTTCAGCACAGTTTATGAGGACCAGAGAGGCCTTAACTACTTTACAGACGGACTTACCTGTTATGTGAAGGTAGGAGTAACCGTAGAGGGCCTGGAGCATATAGAGTACTTGCCCGTAATGGACTACAAGAACAAGAGCATACCCGCCTCAGAGGTAACGAGCATGGACGTTAATAAAGCAATCCAGCGTGCGCTTACAAAGGCAATAGCAAGGCACGGCCTCGGCCTGTATGTATATCAGGGAGAGGACATCCCGGAGGAGAGGCTTTACTGCGAGGAGTGCGGTAAAGAGATCATGGCCTATGGCAATACACAGCCGAAGACCATAGCAAACGCTTCGCTTAAGAAGTTTGGCCTGCAGCTCTGCACCAGATGTGCGACGATCTACGCAAAGAAGCAGGAGCTGGGTATAGAGGACGGCGGTATCGCAAACAGCGACCAAGATGAGGAATATAAGGGAGTAATTAAGGTAAAAAATGTATAAATGGAACTATTACGAGATAGAGAGCAGGCATCAGAGGACCGTAGGGCTTGTACAGTGCCCTAAATGTCTCAAGACTATGACCTGGAGGAATTACAACGAGTTTTTGAAAGGGATCAGGTACTGCCCATGGTGCGGTACAAGACTGGAGGGAATATACGACCCGGCAATGATAGAGGCGGAAGAATGGGAGACAACAGAAAATACATAACCATTAATAAGGATCTGTTCGAAAGCGAGGAAGAGCTTGCCAGCTTCTCAGATGAGGAGCTGGGCAGGATCTTCAGGAATTACTTCAGTACCTTGGTATATGGAGAAAGCACAGAGGTAAACCCTACGGAGCGCAGAGTATGTAAGGAGCTGTTCAAAGAAGATGCTGCAGCTCTTGCAGTGTATGAGAGGAACTCTGCAAATGGATCTAAAGGAGGGAGACCTAAAAACCCACCCGAAAGCAACGAAAACCCACCTGAAAGCGACTCAAAAGCGACTGAAAGCAAAGGCGAAGCGACAGAAAGCCTTATGAATAAGAATAACAGAAACAGAATTAAGAACTTGGAACTTGAACCTGAAGAGGAAGAGAGAAAAGAAACAAGTAAAGAAAAGACCGGAGCTAAAGCTCCTACGTCCGCCTTTCACAAGCCGACCCTCTTAGAAGTTAAGGCTTACTGCGAAGAGAGACAGAACGGGATAGTGCCTGAACAATGGTACGACTTTTACGAGGCCAATGGCTGGAAAGTAGGCCGTAATGCTATGAAGGACTGGAAGGCCTGTATTAGATCCTGGGAACGCCGGAGAGCTGAGGAGCAGGCCAACAAGCCAAAGACACGGGAACAGGAGATGCACGAGCTTTACCTGAAGGCTATGGAGGAAGACAGAAAGGAGGCAGAACTTGACAAGGGCGGAAGCAGTGATACTGACAAATCACCTTTTGGAATCTTACCCTTTTAGCAAGGGAGAGAGGGAAGACAAGGTAAACATACTTTTTAGGACTTATAAAGACTACGACCGGGAGGCTGTAGCATACATACTCAATACGTATCTCGAGCAAAAGCATCCGTTCTATCCAAGCACGGAGGACCTGGAAAAGATCAGAGCTGAGGAGCTTGCAAAGGCAGACTTTGTAGTTAAAGATCCAAGGAACCCTTACTACCTGAGACTGTCTCCGGAGGCAGCTGCAAGAAGACAGGCGAAGATAGACAGGGCACAAGCAATACTAAAGGCACTGAGGCCGAAAGAGAGGCCTTTACTAAAAGAATAACAAGGAGCAACAAATGGTTAACAGACTTATTAAGATCGACAAAACAAAGACGAGGGACAGGATCATACTCTGCATGAAGGAGCAGAGCATAGCTTCCCAGGCAGAGCTCGCTCTAAAAACGCAGATACCACAAAGCGTACTGTCAAACCTCATGAACGCAAAGAGGGACAGGTACTACCTCCGGAACATAGAGCCGATAGCGCAGTACCTGAACGTCAACACGGAATGGCTCGCAGGCAGACCTTATGCCAGGAAGGAGCGAGTAGTCACTCCAGAGGGAACGAGCTTACCGCAGAACAACCTCTTTAGGCAGATAAAGGATGCAGAGACACCGGAACAGCTGAAGAGCAAGAAGTACACACTGGAGCAGCTGCTCTTAGCACAGGCTAAGCTCCTGAAGAGCATAGACGAGAACCTAAGGGCATTATTAGAGAAGGAGGCAGAGTAATGGCAGACAACAATAAGTGCTATTTTGAGGGCACGATATGGCAACCACAGACAAAGACAAGTACCAACGGCACTACCACATGGAGCGCTAAGTTAAGTGTTTATAAGAGCAAGGCTCAGGACGGGACCTACCAATACACGCAACTGTTCCTCCGAGCTTACGGAGCAATGGCAGAGGCACTCTCTACACACTCTGAGAGGGACAAGATCGCAGTGTACACCAAGTACAGGAGCGAGGAGTACAAAGGCAAGTACTATAACTTCTTCCAGGTGGAGCAGGAAGTACAGCCACAGCCTCAGCAGAATAACAGCCCGTATGCACAGAGCTACAGGAGACCGGAACAACAACCAAAGCCACAGCCGGCACAGGATCTCTTTACCAGGGAGATACCGGATGCAAGGCCAGTACAGGAAGAGGACGAACTGCCCTTTTAAGGAGGACCTATGAGACTTATTGACGCTGATGCTTTAGAAGATGTACTTGTGAACCACGGCTTTTGTTATTGTGGAGAAAACGAATATAACGATGGAGTGGCAGACGGATTTTTGTTAGCGAGAGATGATGTGAAAGAAGCACCTACCATTGCTGCAGCTGAGGTTAGACACGGAAAGCTTCTGAGAACGGAGGCTTACCCGCACAAGCTGTACTGCGGGGAATGTTATAACACGCTAATACCTAATGACGAAGCTGTAGAGCAAAATTGGATGCTTAAACCGAAATATTGTATGTATTGTGGAGCAAAGCTGGACAAGGAGGGCACACCATGACATTAGAACAAGCAAAAGCCGAGCTTGAGAAGTTTGTAAAGCTGAAGACGACCCAAAGGCCAGCGTTTGTAGACGTGTTGCTGGAGGCAGAAAAACCAGTATTAAGGTGCAAGGACTGTGCTTTTTATTGGTACCAAAAACTTAAACAAGACGGAACTCCAGACAAAAGGTATAACCCTTCGTATTGTTACTACTGGGGAAAAGGGAGACACCCTGACGAATACTGCAGCAGAGCTATGGATCGGGCTTCATTGAATAATGCGATCAAAGAAATAGTAGAAGAGAACGAAAGGAAGCGTGCAAATGAGACTAACACAACTATTTAACGAGCTGACTATAGAGCCAGCTGCACTCAAGGACGGAGAGCTCAGGAGGTGTCCGTTTTGCAACGGCGAGGCAGAGATCCAGAGCTACATAAACAAGTATTATGTGCGCTGTACCAGGTGCGGAGCACAGATATACAACAACAAGGCAGACACTCCGGAGGTAGCAAGCCTCCAGTGGAATTTAAGATTAGGGAGGTAACAAGTAAGGTGCAAGAAGTAGTATATAAAGCCTGTATCCCTTTACAGCCAGTAACGAAAAAGAACAGCCAGCAGATCTACATTAACGCAAGGACCAAACGGCCTTTTGTGTCTCAGAGCGAGGCATACAAGAAGTACGAGAGGTCCTGCAAAGAATACCTCAATATAACAACAACAACAAAGACGAAAATATCAAACATTTTAAGTGACATAATAACGACCCCACATATTGCGGATACTGCGAGCTTTCCTATCAGTTACCCTGTAAACATACAGGCTATATACTACCGAGGCGACAGGCGAAGGGTAGACCTTCCAAACCTCCACGAGGCACTGTGCGACATCTTAGTTAAGCACGGCATACTGGAGGACGATAACTTTAACATAGTGGCAGGGATGGACGGGAGCAAGGTACTTTACGACAAGGAGCATCCAAGGACTGAGATAACTATAACCAAATTGGAGGCGGAGTAAATGAGCCAGTATCAGTATGAACTACAGGCCAAAGTAAAAGCGTACTTACGCAAAGCCTGGGAGATAAACGTACAGATAGAGCATTATCAAAACGAGATCCGGAGACTAAAATACCTAAGAGACAGCATAGTTAAGCCTCTCACGGATGGAGGCAGAAGTAACCTTCCCGGAGATCCTACCGGCAATATAGCAATAACGATACAGGAGAAAACGGCAAAGCTGATGGACAAGCTTGTTGCTCTGGAGAACCAGAGGGACGACATAGAGACATATATACTCGTCTCAGATCTAACACCACGTCACAAGGAAGTACTGCTTAAGAGATATGTGGAGCTTAAGAGCTGGGACAAGATATGCAAGGAGATGATCTACAGCGAGAACCACCCGAAGAAGCTACACGCTCAGGCAATAAACTATTTAGCAGAGGACTGGAGGGAAAAATGATAATAGAGGAAAAGCATCTGGTAGAAGTGAACGAGGTAATAAAGCTCATACACAACAGAGCTACAACAGAGGACATAGACAACTTACTCGACGGGCTCTTAAAGCTAACATGGTACGATTATGTGAGAACAGACAAGGGCTTTAAAATCACGCGTACAATAATGGATACGAAATGATACTTTTAAGAGTGCTAAAGTGATACCGTGCAAAACGATAGAGTTAAAGCACGAAAACCTTACTTGCTCCTTAAAAACACTAATTAAGCGCAGTTAACAGCTGTGCTTTTTTAGTGCGAGCAATTACTTAATGGAGCTTGAGAGATAGGGAGACCGTAAGGAATGGCTAAGGAGTTTAGCTATGACTTCTATCATTCTAAGGAATGGCAGAAGACCAGAGAACTTGTAATACAGAAGAGGCACGGACTTTGCGAGAGGTGCCTTGCTAAGGGAATCATTAAGACCGGAAACACAGTGCACCATAAGATTGAGCTAACGCCGGAGAACATAAATGACCCGAGGATTAGCTTAGGTTTAGATAACCTGCAGCTGTTATGCAGGGACTGCCACGCAGACGTGCACAGAAGATGGAAAGGGAGCGACCGGTACGAGCTCGACGAGTGGGGAAACGTCGTTTACCAGGAGTAAACTGGCAGTAAACTTT